TTTCTGTGTCTTTTAAAAGGAATTTCATATGAAATCGATCGTAGCATTATTCGCATCACTAGCATTCGCATCTGTAGCACTAGCCGCAGAACCAGCTAAGAAAGAAGAAAAGAAGGTAGAAGCCAAGCCAGCAGCCGCAGCACCCGCAGCTAAAGACGCTAAGGCCCCAGCCGCTAAAAGCGATACCAAGCCTGCTGATAAAAAAGCCGAAGCTCCTAAGAAGTAATCCAACAAGAAGGTCACTCATCGTCAACGGAGATGATCTAGGTTATCTAATAGACGATGAGGATCTGCTGTCAGGATACAGAACTCCTGAACTAGTCAAAAGAAAAAAATCAGAAGATGATGATCTTTCAGATTACGTTAGATGGAGATTGTTCTTAGCAAGGCAACTGGCTTTGTTAAAGTACCGAGAAAAGTGGACATGAGCCACTTTTCTTTTGGTAGAAAAAAATCACAATTAAGTTGACTTTACTAAATAAAACACGCATACTAACACTATGCGCAAGGCATACATTTTAAGGCATATAAAGGAGGCAAATTAAAATGGCTACACTAGCAGAAATCCGTGCGAAACTTCAAGAAGCACAATCACGCCAAGGCGGCACATCTACAGGCGGCGGCGACAACGCAATTTACCCCCACTGGAATATGGAAGAAGGCAAGGAAGCCACTGTTCGATTCTTACCGGACGGTGATCCTAACAACACATTCTTCTGGGCAGAACGTGCGATGATCAAGCTGCCATTCGCAGGCATTAAAGGTGACACTTCCAGTAAGCCAGTTACTGTACAAGTTCCCTGTGTTGAGATGTGGAATGAAACCTGTCCAATCCTAAGCGAAGTACGTGGTTGGTTTAAGGACAAGGCTCTAGAAGATATGGGCCGTAAGTATTGGAAGAAGCGTTCTTATATCTTCCAAGGTTTCGTTGTTAAGAGTCCTATCGCTGAAGATACGACACCAGCAAATCCGATCCGCCGATTTATTATCGGTCCTCAGATCTTTACGATCATCCGTTCAGCATTGATGGATCCAGAACTCAACGAACTGCCAACTGATTTCTTACATGGTGTGGATTTCCGCATCGCTAAGACTTCTAAGGGCGGGTATGCTGACTACTCTACTTCTAAGTGGAGCCGTAATGAACGTGCTCTATCTCCAGAAGAATCGGCTGCTATCGAAGCAAATGGCTTGTTCAATCTAAAAGACTTCTTGCCCAAGAAGCCAACAGATGTTGAACTCAAGGTCATGAAAGAAATGTTCGAAGCATCAGTTGACGGTGAAGCATACGACATGGATCGTTGGGGTCAATATTTCAAACCAGCCGGCATGAGCCAGCAAACTGGTGATCCATTGAAGCAAAATGGTGCGGCTCAGGCAGCAACAACACAAGCATCTGAAGATTATGATGATGAGCCAACACAGGCTGCTCCTGCGGCTAAGGCAGCACCTGCTCCTACTAACACTAATTCTGAATCAGCAAGTCGCGCACAAGATATCTTGGCGATGATTCGTAACCGTCAGAAGCAGTAATAACACGGCTCGGGCCTCTGAGACATAGTTCTTACGCCCGAGTTTTTCATCTAGGAGATTAATAATGGCAAAACTAACAAAACTAGCAAAAGTCAGTGAATCTATCACTATCAATCGTTATGACAACGCATGGATGGTTGAAATTGGTGGACGTGACAAGAAAGAAGATTGGAAAAATACTAAGACAGTATGTAATACTGAACAAGAGTTAGTTGATCTAATCAAAGAATATAATACGATGGAGTTGGATAATTGATATGGCTAATAAACCGTTTGACGTTTCAAAATTTAGAAAAAATCTAACAAAGAGTATCGACGGTCTTAGCATTGGCTTCAACGATCCGACGGATTGGATTTCAACTGGCAACTATGCCTTGAACTATCTTATCAGTGGCGATTTCAACAGAGGCGTGCCATTAGGCAAAGTCACTGTGTTCGCAGGTGAATCAGGCGCAGGTAAAAGTTTTATCTGTTCTGGTAATCTTGTACGTCACGCACAAGAACAAGGTATATTTGTAGTTCTCGTCGACAGCGAAAATGCTCTAGACGAAAATTGGTTGAAAGCATTGAACGTAGATACCAGCGAAGAAAAACTACTCAAACTCAACATGGCTATGATCGATGATGTTGCTAAGACTATCAACGAGTTCATGTCAGAATACAAAGCTATGCCCGATGGTGATCGACCAAAGGTATTGTTTGTTATCGACAGTCTAGGTATGTTGTTGACTCCAACTGATGTTAATCAGTTTGAAGCAGGTGATTTGAAAGGTGACATGGGTCGTAAACCTAAGGCACTGACAGCACTTGTTCGTAACTGTGTTAATATGTTTGGCAGTCATAATGTTGGCCTAGTAGCAACTAATCATACATACGCAAGTCAAGACATGTTCGATCCTGACGACAAGATTTCAGGTGGGCAGGGTTTTATCTATGCGTCAAGCATTGTAGTTGCTATGAAAAAGCTCAAGCTCAAAGAAGATGATGATGGCAACAAGATTTCAGAAGTTAGAGGTATCCGTGCCGCATGTAAGATCATGAAGACACGTTATGCTAAACCTTTTGAATCAGTACAGGTAAAAATTCCTTACGAAACAGGTATGAATCCATATAGTGGACTGGTCGACTTGTTTGAAGCTAAAGGTATGCTCAAGAAAGAAGGAAATGCTTTGGCCTATACAACCAGCGATGGCGAGATCATCAAACAGTTCCGTAAGGCTTGGGAAAAGAATGAGAAAGAAGGTCTAGACAAAAT